AAATGATGGAACTGAAGCAACATTTACTTCTAGCCAAACCATGACAAAATCAAATGCTACAGGTGGAACAAGAAACACCCTAAAATATTTAGATATAATTAATGTAGCAGGTAAGGAAAAATTAGTAAGTGAAGATGATGCTTCATCGGAAGCAACTGGAAACACAAGTACCACCTGTCGAGCAGGAGAATCTAATTGGAAGTGGATAAATACCTCAAACCAAGCCAACAGGATTCAACTTGTCAATAACGCATCAGGTGAATTTGCAGTAGGAACAGAGGTATGTGTATTTGGAACTGAAGTAGCATCAACAGCAGTAGCAGCAAAAACATTACCTAACGGAGCAATCTTCGAGGAATCTGACACAGGGAAACACTATATGTGGGATGGTTCGACAACGTGGAATGAAATGTAAATGGCTTTAATAGATGTTACCTTCCAGGATAATATATTTCAAGACAACGTATTCCAGGACAATACATGGGGAGATTATGCTTTCCAAAAGAGTGCTTTCCAAAACAATGTGTTTGATGTAAGACCTGTAGTAGTCAAACTACTTGATGAAACACTTGCCTTAGTAGAGGGATCAATAACAACTCTTGCCTTAAACAGATATGTAAATGAAACTGAAGCTGTAACTGAAGTAGCACAGAAACTGATAGGAATTATACAATATGTTAACGAATCTGAAACATTCACAGAAACTATTATTAGAACACAAGACTTGTTTCGTTATGCAAATGAAACTGTAAGCCTACAAGAATTTGACGGTACTGTTAGGTCCTTGGTCAGAATACTATCTGAAACAGAAGGTCTCACTGAACAGGTAAGAGTAGTTGCAGGATTAATCAAACATATAAACGATGTAGAAGCATTAGTTGAAGCATCTTCTGTAGCAAGAGGATTGGTTAGGGCAGTAGCAGAAACAGAAACAACAACAGAAGGTCTAGCCAGAATAATAGGACTGTTCAAACATATCAGTGAGACTGAAGCAATACCAGAAGCCACGTTAACAGCAAGAACATTAGTAAGAGTGCTTGCTGAAACTCAGGCTGTATCAGAAGGGGTCAACAGATTACTGGCAATAAATCGTGCAGTGGCAGAGACAGTGTCACTTCAAGAGTTTGACGGAACTGTCAGATCATTGGTCAGAATACTATCTGAGACAGAGGCTTTATCTGAAAGCACACATAAGTTAATATTAATTATACGGTGGGCAAATGAAACATTAGCACTACCAGAATCTTCACTTACAGTAAGAGCCTTAGTAAGAATACTATCCGAGACAGAGGCATTATCAGAGAATGTTGTCAGCCTACTACAGATACTAAGATCTGTAAATGAAACAGAGAGTTTGTCTGAGAGTGCACATAAGTTAAAAGCAATAATGAAAGTCATTAATGAGAGCGAATCATTACAGGAGTTTGATGGTACTGTTAGATCATTGGTCAGAATTATTGCAGAATCAATGTCAATACCAGAATCTTCAGAAGTAGTAAGAGTCTTGGTAAAATATGTTAATGAGTCTGAGGATATAGGAGAGGCAGTAAATCGCCTTATGGAAATAAGTACGGTTGTAAATGAATCAGGAGAAATAACAGAATTTTCAAAAGTACCATTAGCATTAATCAGAGTAGTCGCAGAAACATTAGGACTCCCTGAGAATATAGTGGGACTTGCAATGAGTGGTGATGTGACACAGGGCTACACAGTCAGAACCACCGATGTATCACACACGGTTGAGACAGAAGGTTAAATAACTTATATAATCAAAACATATAAGGTAGGAAAATAAGATAATATCATGGCTGGAAGCATAGACATGGAGGGTCGAGCAATCGAATTTAAGGTAAAGGCTGGTAGTAGAATGACAGTTCAGCTAACAGTTGCAGACAGTTCAGGAGTAGCAAAGAGCCTAGCAAATACTGTCACATATAATACAGGCAAATGGAAAGTATGGAAACCAGGAGGAACTCTCATAATAAATGGGGATCTTGTATTCACAAATAGAGCCGGTGGAGTAGTATCATATGCCCTTTTAGAAGCAGACACAGTAATAGCAAATGCAGGCAGATGGGAGGGTGAAGTAGAGTTGAAAGACAGTAATGGAGACATATCTGAGCAGACAAAGAGTTTCACATTCACAATAGAAGAAAGTTACTAACATTTATATTAGACAGAAAAAAAAGACATCCATGATAAAACTAGAAGATGTAACAAACAAGGCATACTTCGCCATGAGAAAGGCACAAGTAAACGCCATGCAGACGGAGAGACTTGGTAAAATACATGTTTCAGATGTTATCAAACCATGTATGAGATATGTGGTTTATAATAAAATAACACCATCTACAGGAATGAGTACCGAAGATATGAAATCATTATATTTTGGACAGATAGTACACTCAAAAACTCTTTTGGGAAAAAAGGATCATAATGAGATGTTCCTTGGATACAACTGGGTGAGGGATGAACCAATATCTTTGGAAGAAGCCAAGAAGATACCAGAAGATGACCCAAGACACCTTGATATTATTTATGGTTCTATTGACGACCTAATACAGGTAGGAGATAAGTGGGTTATTTGTGATAAGAAAACAACTGGCTCTATCGATTACTTTAAGAGGGCTACTGCCAGACCAAGTGAAAGCCATGTAGACCAAATTAATCTATACCGTGTTCTATTACAGAAATGTTATGGTATTGAGGCAGACTTTGGCTGTGTTATTTATATGTCAAACCAGGTAGAAAAGGATCAGAGAGATAAGATTATACCAATTGCTTTCAAACTTAAACCAGTAGAAGATACATTAACAACTATGGTAGAGAAATGTAAGGTGATAAAAAACTCACTTACAAACAAACTCCTACCAGTAAGAACAAAGAATTTCTTATGTGATGGTATGTGTCCATATGCAACAACCTGTTTTACAGATGAACGTGAGACATATGAAGACTGAAGAGAGTATAAGGGACCTAATACTTTTCCAAAAAGAGAAATTACTACACGAAAAAGTTGATGACCAGTGTATGTTACCACAAACATTGATACCTCCATTACTTATTGACATACCTGATGAAGAGCGTAGAGGTATAATTAGGGCTCTGCGATGGGTGTTGTCAGATGAAGATATATTTCAACGCGAATAACAAGGCTACCTTAGAAGCACTTGAAAGGTGTGGGGTAAGAAACGTATTACTTTCACATAGATATTCATATGCAAATATCAACAAGTTTAAGAGTAGATTCGATTCAATATTTATAGTTCCTGGAACAAAGGGAAACCCAGATAAATATCATGAATTCCTAAAGAAGAAGAGAGAATACTATGACTATGCTACACAGTTTGATGTGTTCTATAATATGGATGAGACACTTAAATATCTTGAGAAGGAAAGAGAAGATGGAATAGACTGGACACTTCCTATATTACAGGAGAATTATCTCCAACATATATCAAGGCTTCGACCAAAAACAGGAGACTATATCTGTATTGGGGAGGTGCATGGTAAGATGGAGACTGAGGATCAGATAAGAAAACTGCCACAGAATGTAGAATATCATGGTCTTGCCAAAGGTAAATACATAGAAAAAAGACCGTTTAAAAGTTTGGATACTAGTGCCTGGATATCTGCTGCAATGTCAAAGAAGGCTGAGGTTTGGTCTGGTAACTCTACTTTCTCACTATTCTTTGGTGAAAAGGGTAGGGGTATGAAGGCTCAGGTTGCCTCTACACTTGAAAGGTTTAGCGAATATCTTGAAATTGTAGGCATAAGTAGTAAATCTGTATTGGAAAATGACTATTACTCATTATTAAAATTACCAATAGCTGTACTCTACATGCCAATGTGTAAAAGCCTTGGAATATATGACATGAATTTCAAATAATAATACTTAAATGCTTTGATTTAGTAATTGCAACGTGGCAGAAGATATATTTAAGATAGAACCAGTGGGTAATAAGAGTCTTGTGGTTGAAAACAAGCATAAAACTATATCACCATTCAACTCAGCCAAGCATTTAAAGACAGCAAACTTACCTGCACTATGTAATCAATGTGTCTATAGGTCCATTGAAGATGGAGGTAATGGAAAGTGTCCAAAGTATGAGGCAGATGCTGTGTGTTCTATAAGAAATGATTTTATTAATATGATAAATATACTTGATACTAGAAACCCAGAAGATTTAAAATCCATGATGGATATGCTAGCCAAGTTATCATTTGAGAATGTATTAATGGCACTGACACAGGCAAAGATGGATGGTAATATACCAGACAGAAATACCAAGAGTGAAGTTAATACCCTATTAGCTATAGTTAAATCCATAAACGATCTAAACTCCAAGATAGTAGTCACAGAAAAGACAGAATATAGACAGGGAGATATCGAAAACATATTTAGACAGATAAAGGCACAGAGGACAGGATAATGGTTAATGCAAACCTATCAGAGTTTGAAAGATTGAATGATACCAATCATCAGTATAGTGATAGTTATTGTGTAAAATGTGGGCATTATCCAGAAGTGTCTATGATGAGAGAGGTAGATTGTGAGTGTGATTGTCATGACTAGGGGATATTGTTGTTTTCAGTGTGGTCATTGTACCGATGAGGTTATAGCAGAGATGATGGAGTGTAAGTGTAAGTGTCATGGCTAGACCACAAAAGGAAGTATTAGAGGAAAGGCAGAACTTCATGCAGATTGTCACAGACTGTGCCAAAGATCCAGCTCTCTTTAGTCAGGTCTTTTTAGACCATGAATTATTTCCATATAATAAAAAATATGTAAACTGTAATGACAGATTCATAGTCTATAGATCTGGTAGACAGGTAGGTAAAACCATGTCAACAGCAGTAAAGACTATTCATTTTGCTTTCTTTGCACCATTAATGTTAAAGACAGTAAAGCATGAATGTATCATACTTATAGCAGCACCAACACAAAACCAGGCATCTATCATGTTCGGTAGGATAAGGGATCTTATTATGAAGAATGAGTTCCTTAGAGGATATGTGGTAAGGGATACTCAGACAGAAATCAGTATAAATTTCCTAGATGGTTCAGGTAAAACTACTATAATTACTAGGGCTACAGGTGAAACAGGTATTACTCTTAGGGGATATTCTCCTCATGTAATCATAGCAGACGAGTGTTCCTTTATAAAGACAGATATACTCAAGGCTTTCCTACCATCTGGTCTTGCTACACAGGCTAGAGTATGGCTTACATCCACACCATTCAGTAAGGCAGG